CATACGATATATACAAGGTCGAAGGTCTTGGATGCTGGGGTCACATAGGCGATGCCACATATCCTTATTTTAATGATAAATTAGTGATATCGCAAGCACAAGCAATGGCATACCAATACGGCCGATATTATATTGGCATTGATATTGGCGGAACCAATGGCGAAACAAAGGTGCTGAAAGAGAATTATCGTAGTGCGATGACGATGGAATTAACTGGATTAACCTCTGATAATCGATACCTGGTGAGCATCAACGAGTATTTCTATTCAAATGAAGGCAAAACCACTCACAAAGATGGTCCTGAGATAGCAGATGATATGATTGAATGCATTATCGGCTGGATTAACTTATATGCTGGTCATCCAAGCCTGATGAAGAATACGATTATATGCTACGTTGAATCAGCGGACCCAGGCGACTTTCAGGGCTTACTCAGAGTTAAGGCTCAGCAACACGGCATAATGAATATCCGGTTTGTAAACAGCACCAAAAACAAGATACAAAGCAGAGTTGACTTCGATAACCTATTGATGGCATTCGGAGAGCATATTATTACCGAGCAATGTAGCAACCTAATCAGAGAAATCAAAGCATCGAAAAAGGATGAAGAAGGCCATTGTAGGCAAGATGGCAACGACCACGCTATTAACGGTAGCGAGTATTCGTGGATTCCGATGCTTCCATATATCAAGAGATACAAAGAGTTTAAGGAGCACTAGTATATGACATTAAGCGAATGGATTAAGAAAAAAATTATCAAGTTCCTGGGATTGGAAAAGTTAGCAGAGAATCCGAATAACGACCGCTTATTATTTATCAACGATACTGATAATATCAAAGCGGAGCAATTACAGGCGAATAAGACCTGGTATTTGGGCAACGGCGATGATTTACTATCATTCTATGCTGGCGAAAATATCAGTGGATTCAATAATAATCCTATTTATAACCGTAATAAGCGTAACTATTTCTGGAGCAAGAGTAACCAAGAATGTAACATAAAGCGCGTTCACAGCGGTATTCCTCACGCAATCGTTCAAACGATAACAAACATCGTGGATATGCCAAAGATTAACGTGGCAGAGAAGCAAGATGAGTGGGATAAGATTTGCGAAGCGAATGATTTTAAAAATAAACTCACGCAACAGGCTAGGCCATTAACGCTTGCGGAAGGCTGGGGCGCTTGGAAAATCAATTTCAATAAATCATTATGCGATGAGCCAATCTGGGAATTCTATGAAGGCTTAGATACCGAATATATTTACAAGTGCGGATTGCTCGTTGGCATCGTATTCAAATCGTATTATGCTCAAAAAGATAAAAATTACGTATTGCTCGAAACTCGATATAAAGCGAATAAAAATTCATACATCGAATACAATCTGTTTAGATTAGGTAAAAACAATGAAATCACTGAAGCAAATCTCGATGATGTGCCAGAGTTGGCTGATATTCCTCGTGAGAAGACAGTGATTGAAGGATTAGATATGATTCTAGCAGTGCCAAGCAGGTATTTCTACGACCCATTGAATCCAAAATACGGCAAGAGCATTTACGCTGGTAAACTCGACCTATTTGATATGCTCGATGAGATATGGTCACAGGCTAGCCAAACCGCTAGAGTATCAACACCGATTACTTGGATTAACCCAGATGTGATGCAGAGAGGTGCGAATGGCGCGATTGGCTATGAAAATCTGTATAATAGGCAGATAATGATGAAGGAAGGTATTCCTGATGGCGAAGGTCATATGAATCAAGACATCGTAACAGAGCAACCAGACCTTAACTTCGATAAATATGGAATGCTTAGCAAAGATGTGCTCGATTATATCCTTACCGGCGTATTATCGCCAGCGACACTAGGCATTGATGTGGCAAAGAAAGATAACGCAATGGCTCAGAGGGAGAAAGAGAAGATATCCATTATGCTTCGTAACAACATAATTGGTTCAGAAGAGATGATGGTTAAAAATATCGTGAAACTCTCGCTTATGATTAAAGAGTTTATGGATACGGGCAGAATCACATTGAATGATTACGATATTAACATCAAGTATTGCGAATTCGCTAATCCTAGCACAGAAACGATGCTACCTATCCTTGGTAATGCTTGGTCGCAAGGTCAGTTATCCACAGAGAGATTTGTTAAGATGATGTGGCCAGATGATTCTGATGAAGAGATAGCAAAAGAGGTTGCCTGGCTCGACGAGAATAAAGAGAAAGATAACTTCGATTTAGAAGGAATGTTAAATAACAATGAAGAAGCAATTGGAAATGCTATGGCGTCAGCAGGAGCAGATGAAGAAGAGCCTGCTTTCCCAGAAGAATAGATACTTAGCAATCATATACGATGATGTAATAAAACATAAGCCAATCAGGGAAATTCACCGCGATTTACTTAAATCAACCCTGAATCCTAACAAGAGATTGCTAGCATATGTAATGAAACTGGCGAATCGGGCCAAGAAACTCGATAAAGGCGCCGGTGCTTACTATGAAACCGGGTTAGATGTGCTAGCAGGCGGTATAATTACCTTATTTATGACGGATGCTACCAATTACAAGGCGAACAAACTGATAAATTCGGAGATTCGCAGGTATGAATCCGAGAGAAAAGCGGAGATTCTCGATAATGCGTGGAAAATGAACCGTCGAGACGAGAGAATATTCTATATCGCTTCGGAACACAGGGATTCTGCTGCAGACCACGAGCCTTGGCAAGGTAAAATATACGTTGATAGGTATTGGCATAATTACGATGTGGATGGCCGGTTAGGCGAATTCATCAGAAGCAAAGGTATTCGAACTGTGCAATGGGTTGTCGGTAAGCCAGTGTGGTTCGTTACTAGACCGAATTGCCGACATTATTTCGTGAATTATGGTATTGAAGACATACTGAAAGGCAAATACAAGATACCTCACAGGATAATTGGCGATAAGCGACTACAAACTCCGCAGCAAGCCAACCTTCAGTATTACCAAGATAGGCTACGCTTACTTGAGACAATGTATAAACGACATCAAACCGACTTGCTCAGAAAGCAAATCTTAAAAACCAAGATTTTAATAACAAAATGGAAAAATATGGTTTAAAATGGCTAAATCATAATTTATAATAAAATAGACTCGGAGGAGGAAAACTCATTTATGTTAGATGAAATGCCGGTTAATCCTGGTTCAACACCAGATAGTGGCTCTACGGCGGAGGCACCTGTAACTGAAACAGTTAGTAATGACTCAACGCCAGTTATGAATACTGAAGTAGGTTCTGAAAACGAAAGACGCTATACGAAGCAGCAAGTGATTGATATGATGAAGCGCAGAGTCAATCGTTCACACAATGCTTTTTTCACAAGATATGGCGTAAAAGATTTGAAAGAATTGGATGGATTATTCGAAAATAGTCAGAAATTCAATTCAATGAATGACGAATTCGGCAGAATTCAATTAAGAAATTCCGAATTGATGCGAGAGAATGCGTTTTTAAGGAATAATATCGACCCAAGCAGATATGATGATATTATCGCATATTTCAAAGGCAACAACATTGAATTCTCTGAAGATGAGTTATTAAAAGCATTACCTACTCACAATGAATGGTTAAAACAAGCAGCGCCAGCAATGACAACGATTAAGTCTTTGGGCTCTGAGGCTCATACCTTACCAAAAGCAGATGAATCTGAATTGGCAAGTAGGTTGTTAGGCGTTAAATTATAAGAAGGAGGACGCAATAATGTCCGTAGAAGAATTATTGAAGATGCTCCAAGATGGTGGAATGGATGATGATGCTATTAAAGCGTTGCTTGAAGAAGCATTAAATACATTAAACAAAGATTTTGAAGAGCACGATGACAAAGAAGAAATGGCAGAAGATGAAGACGCCAAGGCTGCCGGAGAATTATTAGGCGTCGAATTATAATTAAGGAGATAACATATGAATAGTTTTGAACTAATTACCAAATATCTTCCAAAAGCAATTGACAAATACTTTTTCGAAGATGCTAAGTCCGCAATCTTAGAACAAGGAAGCAAATTCATTGATGTCAAATTCGACCAAACTGGTTACGTTAAAATCGCTTCCTTATTGATGGATGGCTTATCTGATTACTACCAAACACAACAAAACAGTATGGATTTTGTTGCTCCAGGTAGCGCCAGACCAAGCGACCCAGCCAATTATGCTGCTTATGCTGGCAATGTTTCCAGTGGTAGCAGAGATGGTTTTGCGTTAGGCAATACCACACTTCAATGGGAAATCTTCAGACTCCAATGGGTCAGAGGTAAACAATTCCGTATCGATTACATCGCTGATGAAGAAACAGCCGGTATCGTTATTGGTAACGCCGTTGAAGAATTCAACAGAACAAAAGTTATCCCAGAAGTTGATGTTTGTAGATTCGGCTTCATCGCTGATAAAGCAAGCGTTTCTCTTGGTAACTTAATCGCTTCTGATTCAATTTCCGCAAACCAAATCATTGGTAAATTCAATACCGCCTTTGAATGGTTAGCAGAACATGAAGTCCCAGAAGAAGAACAAGTTATTTTCGTGAATCCTGCGGTTATGACCTTAATCAGAAATACCACAGAATTAACAAAGTTCTTAACACAAGGTGATTACAGAAGCCCAGCCGGTTTAGATTTCACCGTTGAGAAATATATGGGCAGACCAATTATCCAAGTTCCAAGTAACAGATTCTTCACAAATCCTTTACTTACACAAAACGGCTACAGAGCACAATCTGGTTCCAATGTTATCAACTATATGGTTGTTAGCACCAAAGCAGTTGTTCCTGTTCGTAAACTTGAATGGTCCAAGATTTATGGCCCAGAGCAATCCGGTCTTGCTGGATTCCACGGCTATTTAATTAACTACTTGTTATACCATGGCGTAGTTATTCCAAGAAACAAAATCGTTGGTTGTTACGTTAGCACATCCAGCACAGCAGCATCAGGCAAAGTTAACACATTAGCAGTTGACACAAGAGCCGGTGGCGTTCAATATGCTTGGAAACTCGTTAACTTCTACACATCACCAGCCGGTTTAAGAGGCAACGTTGTGTTCATCGAATACAACAGTGGTGGTAGCGGTTATGCCAAAGATGGCTTCGGTTTAGGCGATACCTTAACCGGAACTGCTGGCACAGATTACAAAGTTGCTACATTAGGTGCTGATGTTACTGAAGCCGCCGGTAGCGTTTCCGCTTATTTCGCTTTAGTCGATGACAGCGGCACAATTATCGCCACAAGTGGTAGCACACCAGTTGCTTTAGCGCAACACGCTTAATCATAAGTAGTTGAGCAAATAAAGGCCAGATTCAAATCTGGTCTTTTATTTTTGTTTCCATTATAATATAATAATTGTGAAGAGGTATATAAATATGGCTAATAAATACAAAGATGAGAATGGTCACTGGACTACGAAAGAAAACGATGGAGGTCCTTGCCATCATAATGGTGGTGATAAATCACAGGATAATTCCGAAAGAGAAAATCTAAGAAAAGAAGTTGAACATAAGTTGAAAACAGAAGGCAATACATCTGATGTTAGATTGATGGCCGAAAGAAGAGGTTTCAAAATCGAAAACGGAAAAGTTGTTGAAGATTTGAAATCACAAGCAATGGCCGATAGAGCAACTGGTGGAACTGGTGATGCTTTTGATGATGATTACGAAGAAGAATTCAATGCTTATGATGATAAAGTTTATGAAGAACTTAAAACTAAGAAATCTGCTATTGAAACCGATGGTGACCAGATGGATTTTGATGTTCGTTTAGAAGAAGCATTAGAAGATGGTAAAATCACAGAAGAACAATATAATGAATTATCTGGTAATGACGAATATAATCGTGAGATGGCTAAAGCACAAGAAGAAAATGCTATGGAGAGTATGACTGCTGAGGACGAGAAAAAATCTGAGGAAGAACCAACACAAGATGAAGAGAAAAATATGTATAAAAGATTTATCGATAAGTATTATAATGGAAATCCAGAAGAGTTTATCAAACATTCTGAAAAACGTGCAGAGTTTTTGGAAAGACATGGGGAAAAAGATTATGCCAAGAGATTTAGAAAAGATGCTGAATTAGTTAAGAGATTATTTGGTGGTAAGGAAGCAAATACAGAACCATTCAAAGGTGAAGTTTATACGAAGAATGAAAAGGTGCATTTCAAACCAGAAAAAACAGATGAAAAACAAGAAAAGCAAGCCGAAAAACAAGAGGAGCGTCCTATTCAAGACGAAGATATAGACAAAGCAATGCTACATTCTCGACCAAGAATGGGACTATATAATTCAAAAGACCTTCCAAAGCATGCATGTTATATTTATAATGGGTATTATATTGCAGCAGATGACCAATCTAATTTAACTCATGACCAAATCAACAAAGCACTTGGAATTGATTTATATAATGATAAAGAGTTAATTGCTTTAAATCCAGGAGTTTATGGAAGTAGAATTGCTTCAATTGATATTCCACAAGGAAAACAAATTACAGATGCTGAGTGGAATTCAATTAAAACATTTATTGACAAAGCTAAAGCAGAAGGCAAAACGATTGATTTCGGTCATGGTCCATATAATACAAAAGACTATGATACAGAAGATATTCTGACAATGATTAAAAGGAAACTAGGTAAGTAACTTATGCTAAAAACAAAGTATATCTCATTAGATGAATTCAACGTATATTTCAATATCGACCTTCGTGCTGAAATGGGAAGCGAAGATAAAGCACTTGCTTTCCTCAGACGCATTGAGGATAGATTAGCGACATTCTGTGATTCAAAGTTTAACACAAATATCGATTTCAAATATCCGAAATTCACAGATTATCAAAAATATCATTATAAACTTGCTTTATTGGAGCAAGCGATTTATATCTATCGTAACGGCGACATCTCTGTTGATAGCGGTTATGACCCAGAAAAAGGCGAAGTTGCTAGACCAGAAAGATATGCTATTGCTCCTAATTGTAAAGATAATTTAAGACTCTGCGGTATCTGGAACCGTAACATTCCTAATATGGTAGGCAGTATTTGGCCGAATGATAATTGGTGGTTATGCTAGTATGATTGATATTTATCATTCTCGTAGAACTAAATACGAAAAATGCCCATATTACACTGATAAGCCAGATAGAGATCTTAACGTGTGGGTTCTAACAGCCAAACCGAAAGGCTATATCTATTGCCAGCCAGTTGATATGCGCAGTTTACAGCAGAATCAAATAAATAATGCTATGATGTTTGATAAAGACAGCATAGTTTTATTAACAAGCGACGATTGCGATGATTTAAGCAGAGGTAATGTATTATTATATCGTGGCCATCCTTGGATTGTAGATAATCTCACAAAAGAATTACATCTTAAAGAATCTGAGTTTGGCGAAAACCATTATGAAACATACATTTATTTAAGGAGGTAAATATGATTAGTTATTTCTTAGAGAAATTATATACTCTAGTTGATGAAAATCTATATTTATCTTGTCCTGTGTTATCAGGTAATATGCGTAATCACATCGCAATCAATCCTGTGTTTTTAGGCGGAGATGAAGAAATAACGCTAGTTATATCTGCTCCGTTTTATGATTTGAAAGAATGGCAAAAGAATCACAGAATCAAATATACAGGCGAAATTATCAACGGTAAGCAAGATTACGCAGAATGGGTTAATGCTTATGGCGCATTCAATAGAGGCGGTAGAGATGTTAACTGGGT